CCTGATTCGTAGTTGGCCAGGCGGGACTGATTCCAGCCGAGCTGACGGCGCAGCGCTGCCTGGGTAACGCCAGCCCTTTCGCGAATCGTTCGGACTTGGTTCATACGGTCTTCCTCCATTGATGACCGAAGGATAAACACGCATCGTGTTAATTGCAAACACAATAAGTGAAAGCCGGCTATTTCGTTTCGTGATGAAATTCCGCGCATGAACGAATCATTGAGCCAGCGCATCAAGCGCCTGAGAAAAGCCAAAGGGATGTCCCAAGCCCAGCTTGCTGAGGCCTGCGGCTGGAAATCGCAATCCCGGGTTGGTAACTATGAGGTAGGCACTCGCGAGCCTACCCTGGCAGATATCGCCTCGATGGCAGCAGCCTTGGGCGTAGATCAGTCCGAGTTGCTCCTGAATTCGCCGGCGCCAGAACCGGCTGCCGCGCCTGAGCGGAGCATGGCCGACCTTGTGAAGCAGATGCTCGCAAAGAGCGGGAAAGGGTTTTCTGAAGAGGCGCGCCGCCGGCTTCTTGCGGCAGCTGAGGAGCCGCAGCCTTCAAACGTGATCGAGGCCGACTTCTCTCGCCCAGGCCTGGTAGGTGATGAGGTGTGGATTGCCCACTACGATGTCCGGGCCTCGATGGGCGGTGGCCAGAACGCGCACGACTTCCCAGAACTGATCAAGGACATTCGCGTCAGCCCGAGCCATCTCCGTGAGCTGGGCGTCGAATTCGAAGAGCACTTCCACCTGAAGGTCGTCACCGGCTGGGGCCAGTCGATGGAGCCCACCATCAAGCATCGCGACCCGCTGATCGTGAATATTAACGTCCGCGACTTCGTGGGCGATGGGGTGTACCTCTTCGTCTGGGATGACCTGCTCTACATTAAGCGCCTGCAGGTGGCTGATGAGGATCACTACGAGATGATTTCGGACAACCCGCGGCACAAGGATCGACTCATCCGACGGGACATGACCTACATCCAGGCCCGGGTGCTGCTAGTCTGGAACGCGCACCTGGTGTAGCCATGCCCCTAACCAAGCTCAACCAAGAACTCCGCCGCGACCTCCAGGGCCTGGCCTCTGACCTGAAATGGTCGGCAGTCGAGCTGATGCGGATTGCGGTACGCCTGAGCGAGGCCGGGAACGAACCAGACGCCCAGGCCGTGATCAGGATCTGCCAGGTGATGCAGGCTGGGGAGGATCGGTTGGTGGGGTATGGGGATGAGGTGAAGGTGGGGCGGATTGCGTGTACGAAAAGTGACCCCGCAAGCTATGGGGGCTGTGGATAGGGCATGGTGTATATTGTGGCGGCACGGGCATGCCGCCTTCAATGAATACATCATAAATTAATAAATAATTAAGTTTTTACTGAGCGCATAACAATGGATGGATCCACAGGGTTTGTTCCAAGGGAGTTTTCTGGTACAACCAAAATCACTGACAGAGGCATACGAAATCACTTTAGCAAGTCAGTATCCCCTTGGAGACCCCTGGCTGAGCTAATTTGGAACGGGTTCGATGCGAAAGCTAAGCATGTGTCCGTCAACATTGATACAAACAACCTTGGCGGCGTTGAGTCCATCACTGTTCTAGATGATGGTCACGGAATTGATGTCGAAGGTAGCGACTCTAGCTTCTTTAACTTTCGTGACTCGAAAAAAAAGAGATCACATGACGTTCATGGTGAAAAAGGTATCGGGCGCCTATATTTTCATAAAATATGCAACCGCGCTGATTGGTACACAAAATCTGCCGGGACAGATGCAAAACTTACTGTTCATAGCGCCGCACTGGACAAGGTTGAAGCCTCCACAATTCCGTCAGGCAGCCAACATGCATTACTTTCAAATTTAGTCTCGGGAACTTGTGTAGAGCTGACTAGGTTCTCTGAGCCATACCTTAGTCCCGAAAACATCGTCAAATGTCTGTCTCTTGAATTTGGCTGGTACTTAGCAATTAACCCTAGCAAAACCATAACTTTGAATGGAGCAAAGATCCTTCCTCCAGATCATAGCTCAGCAACAACCTCGCTAAACATTGATGGTCAGCTTTTTGAGGTAAAGCTGATTCATTGGGCAGACAAGCCTACTTCGGGAAAGTCATACATTTACTACACCTCCTCCAAAGACAAAGTCGTAGACTACGCCCTCAGCAGCCTCAACCAAAAACCAGGCTATCATACAACTCTCGCAGCACGCTCAGCTTGGTTTGACGCATCCGAAGTCGATAATGATAGCCTAAACCTGTCGTTTGGCACATTGACACAGACCAAGATATGGAAATCTCTGCAAAAGCAAATTAGTGACTTCGGCCAAGAACACTATAAGAAATTTCTTGTCAGCAAAGCCGACGAGCAGCTAGAACAACTCGAGATTGATGGCGAGCTGCCCAGCTTTGAAGGTGCAAGCAAAGGATATGCAGAGTGGCGATTAGGCCACCTCAAAAATATACTTCGAGTCATTCTAATATCCGACCCAAAAGTATTTAAAGATAGTAATAAAAAACAGAGAAAACTTGTAATAAGATTATTGGACAGGCTCGCCATCTCCAATGAGAATGATGCCATATTCGAGGTTCTCGAAAGCGTACTCGACTTGGATGATTCCTCTATGCGCGTTTTTTCTGATCAAATTAGAACAGCAAAACTGAACAACATCGTTAGCACCATCGAAAAACTTCAGCACCGTGAAGACGCTATATCTAGAATTTCTGAGATCATGCTACACCACTACAAGGACGTTCTTGAAACCCCTGACCTACAGGGTGTAATTGAGGCGAATACGTGGCTCTTTGGAAGCCAATACGAAACCATTGGCGCAGAAGAAACTACCTTTACTAAAATTGCTCAGAATTTACGAGATAAAGTAAAAGGAATCGACCACGTCTCCGAAGATGATGTTGAAGATGGTGCAACTGTAGTCGGGGCAAATCGACAAACAGATCTTTTTCTGGTTAGGCGCAGCATGCAGCATGACTCAATAAACAATCAGCCTTATTTCAAATGTGTGATCATTGAAATCAAGCGCCCCAGCATTGCGCTCAATAAAAACCACCTGCGACAAATTGATGATTACGCAGGAATATTGGCTAAGCATCCGAGCTACCAGGGAATTCAAACCAGATACGAAATAATCCTGCTCGGCCGTAAAATCTCGGCAGTTGATTACGACATTGGAGAAAGACTTGAGCAGCTAGCAGACAGAAACGACCCCGGACTGGTTGGAGCTGGTTTAATCAAAAAGTATGTGAAGACGTGGCAGTCCATCGTCGAAGAGTTTCGTTTGTCGAATCATTATTTACTCAACACACTCCAGAGTCAGCGCGATGTGTTAGAGGAGTCCAAGGCTGAGTTGCTCACCAATCTGCAAGCTGGTGCCCACTGATTCTTGTGCTTAACCCAGCACCAGGATTCTTGTTTCTGCCCTGCCGGCCTCGGCGGGCTTTTTCATGCCTTCACGCTTTTTTCACGCCCTACCCTGCACAGTCAAGGCTCATCCGATCTCCCTACGTTAGCCCGCATAGCAGTGCGGGCTTTTCTTTGGCTGCGTGATGGCTCAGGGCCAGAATGGTAGGATGGCAATTTCTCAGGAAGAGCTCAGATGCGTAAATACCTGTCCGCCTCCCTTTTCGCCGCGACCCTTTGGTCAGGCCTGGCCCTCGCGGAGCCTACCTACATCGAAAAGATGACCGGCCTCCCTGCCATTTGTAGCCTTGACGCCATGCACGAAGAAACAAAGGTCTGGGCTGCTGCAAAAAAATATGGGGAAGGCAGTAAGCGCTGGTCAGAAGCATTCCATCGCCGCCTGGAGGTGGTTAGGACCTGCGTAGATGATGCCAAAGATAAGGGAAAGGCTTTATATAAGGCCGAGGTTGATCGCCTTCCATCCATGAAGGCGGAACTGGTTAGCATGTACGTGTCGTGGCTCACGTACCTCGACCATCTCATTGACGAGGACCGCGAAGCCTATGAGCGCAAGTATGAGCTTTCCGCGAATCAGCTGAAGGCTCAAATCGACTCGATGTAGTCCTCCATTGCTCCGAAGAGCCCCTAGCGCGGGCTTTTCTTTGCCTATGTTTTGCAGATGGCCGCAGGAGCTGTCTGCGGCCGTCGCCAAGCTTGCCTATAGTCAGGCGCGGATCACCTCAAGGCGATCCCGGCCGGCCGGTGTGATGGCGTTCTCCCCTTCATCGCTAATGCGATACCGTCCGGACACCATCTTGGTTATTGAGAATCGGACCAGCCCGCTTTGGGATAAGGCTTCGCCAGCTTCAAAGCTCATCGCCTGCTCCAAGTCGAAGATTTTGATTTCTCCGATTTTGTAGCGGGCGAAGGCTACCAGGGCGTTATCCAATTCTTGTTGGCTGATCTTTCGAGCGACTTCCATTCGACCTCCCAGGTCATGAGAGCCCCGGTCCGTGGGATTGGAGGCAACGAACCGAGTGGTTTGTTGAAGGCGGACCGTACTACGCCACCACAGATGTCGCTACTGGCTTTCCATCCATGCTGGATGGGTGGGCAGGCCATAGATTCCATCTGCTAGAAAGGCGCCTCCTCCTCTACCCTTTCCTCCTCCCAATCCCTCTCCACGACCATGTCGTCTCGATCGTCTGCGCTCTGCGGTTCCCACCGAATGGTCACGCTCTCGTCGTCGTTGAACGTCAGATCCAGCTCTGGCGTTTCGGCCAGCAGCCCCATTACCTCCTCCCACTCCATGTCTCCATCCGTGTCCAGGCGATGGATCGTCACCCAGCGCTGAGCCTGCGCGCTCGGGTGATTGATCATCGACGAAACCCGCAGGCCCAGGCGTTCTAGCCCGGTCATTTCCTGGCGCGCCTGCGGCACCGACTTCTTCTGCTTGGCCATTCATTCCTCCGTAAACTGTACATACATCCAGTAGTGGGCAGAGCATACATCACGCCTTGTGAAAGGTGAACACGCTTCGCTTGGAAGAATTCCAACACGGCCTCGAAAAAATAAATCACATTTCGTGTTGACATAAAAAACACATTGCGTGATATTTGCCCCAACACGCAGTCACTCACGAGGGGCTGCAGAGGCCCTCAAGCCTCACCGCTCTTTAGCGACACACCTTGCCGGATCGACACCGGCCCAGATTCAAAGGCAGCGATGGACAGGCCTCAACAGTCCAGAGGGGTGGCAACTGCCCCGGGCGTGCAGCGTAAATCGCCGAGATCAGTTATCCAGCGGGAAGAAATGCCGAGAGGCCCGCGGCTGGAGGAACAACGAGATTTGAGCCAGCGACCGACGCCAGTAGCGGGTCGCGGCGAGACAGAACGATTTACTGATGCCGGTTCGCTGAGCCGGCATTGGAAATCAACTGGAGTGACACGACATGAATCGCAAGCAATTCCGCAAAGCCCGCGTCGCCGTGAAGCACGACCGCATCAACAACACCTGCAACTGCCTCGTTCCGGGTTACGAAAAGGCGCTGATCCTTGAGCTGATGCACCGCCCACGCTCCTGGTGATTTCACTCGCAGCCATTCCTATGAGTGGCTGCTGGGAAATCAACCCGAGGGCATTCACGTGAACAAAGAAGAAATCTACGACGACCAAATCAGCCCGCTGATGCAAAGTATCATCGGCATCTGCCGTGAGCACGGCATTGCAATGATCGCCAGCTTCAACATCGCCCACGACGGTGAAGGCCCGAACGGCGAAGACTGCTCCCGCCTTACCTGCACCTCCCATCTGCCTGATGGTGAAGGCGCTTTCGATGAGCGATTCAGTAAGGCCGCCGTGGCGATTCAGAAAGGCGCACCACACCACATCAGCATGAACATCGCCACGCAGCACGCCGATGGCACCCGCACCCTGACGGCAGTTATTTGATTCCCTGACAGCCGGAAAGACGGCCCGATGCCCTGCTCCCCATCGCAGGCTGCATCGGAGTGTGATCTGAATGCGCAGGCTGATGCGCGAGTGGATTTACAGCGTGGCCGGTAATTGTGCCGGACCTGCTGGGTGTGTGGGCGTAAGCCCCGGAGTTATTGACCAAACCCATGCCGGAGATCAGCGCCGGCCAGATCACACCCCGATGCAGTTTTCATCGATTTAAAGCGCATCACCGTTGGCCTTATGCAAGTTAAGGCTCACCGCAATAAAGATTGATCGACGTACACGCAGGCGAATCCGGGGCCAGTCGGCCAGGCCAGATGCATGTGAGGTAGCGCTCACCGCCTGCACCCCTTCCCTTCACATCGACCGCATTGGCAGGCGCCAGGCCACCTTTCACGGTGGGTTTGGTCACCCGCGCCTGGCTCCTGACCAATGCGGCCGCATAACCCACCTGGAGATCGCCATGGGCGCACTTCGAGCAGCACAGTTTGAGTACGACACCCGGATGCCGCCGGCGGTGAGCGAAATAGCTGACACGGAATCCACTTGGATCGACGACGGCATCGCTGAGCTGATGGCGCGCCGCGACGTAGTGTTTCAGCGCCGGATGCGCCCGAAGCAGGGCGTCACCTATGAGCGCTTCGCCCAGGCGGTGGATGAGTTCGTTATGGGCCAGCTGGGCCTGAATGGCATCAGCAGCTCGGTGCTGGGCCGCCTGGTTCTGGCGGCGCGCTGCAAAGTGACCAGCGACGCAGCAGCGGCAGCTGACGAGATCATGAGCGTGGCCAACCCTGAGTCGGCTCTGGAAGAGATCGCCCGCCAGCTGCTCACCCCCTTCGCCAAAGAAGGAGTGCTGGCCCAGGCTGAGGAGGCTCAATGAAAAGCCCTCACGTCCTGATCGACGAAGAGCTTGAGGCCATGGCTCACCCTGAGACGCCACTGTCCTGGCAGGCCATGGTCCTCAAGCTCCTCACCGAAATGCTGGCAGACCAGCGCATCACCATCGAAGAGTTCAACCACTACTGCGGGCGCCTCAACAAGATCGTTGATGGGCGCAAGGAGGTTGCATGACCACGCCCATCGTTCAAACGCTCATTGACGAGCAGGTTGCTGAGCTGCCCGAAGCTCAGGCCATGCCGGCCGACCGGGTGCTGATGCTGTTCAAGGGGCCGACATTCGCCGCCGCGGTGAATGAGGCAGCGCTGGCCAGCATCGAGAACCCGCAGGCTTGGAAGTGCCGGGCCTGCATCTGCGGCGAGTGGACGGTCGGCTACGAGGTTCGGGCGTGACCTCCTACCAGCGGGCCCGTCGCATCGCGGCTTGGCGCGGCTCCTTCTCCATGCTCTTCGCCTGCACCTTCTTCATGCTCGCCAGCGCACTGGCCGGCAGCATCACTTCCTGAATACACACCCGAGCCCGGCGGGCCCTTAGGGGATAACCGGACCTACCCGGAGCGTAAGCGGCGAGAGCGCGCAACCATCCACCGCAGCCAGGGCCTGGAGCGTACCTCCGTGCCTGGGTGACCTGGCGATTTCCTATTCCAACTGACGGCGCCGGCCTGGCGCGAGGTTTTCTAATGTCCACTACCAACATGCGCATCTGGGAAAAGGTTCAGACGACCAACACCCAATTCACCAAAGAAGCCAAGGTCGGCGGCCAGCAGATCACCAGCCTGAACGGCACCGCGATGATCATGAAGGCCACCGAGGTATTCGGCCCGGCCGGCATCGGCTTTGGCTGGAACGTGGTTGAAGAGCGCTTCGACAGGGGCGCTGAGATGTTCAGTGGCGAAGGTGACAAACGCGTCAGCCTGGGCTTTGAGCTCAACCACACAATCAAGATCACCTTCTGGTTTGTGCTCGACGGCCAGCGCGGCGAGATCGAGCAGTACGGGTGCACCCAGTACCTCTACAAGTCGAAGTACGGCACTACCACCGACGGCGAGGCGCCTAAGAAGTCGCTGACCGACGCCATCAAGAAGGCCCTGTCGATGCTTGGCTTCAGCGCCGACGTGTTCCTGGGCATGTTCGACGACGTGAACTACCGGCAGCAGCTGGAGGCCGAGCAGGCGATCGAGCAGGCCGAAGACCGCCAGGCCGAGATCGAACGCCAACAGCAGGAGCGCCTGGACTTCATCAAGGACACGATCGAGACCATGCAGAAGGCGGTGACGCCGCATGAACGCAAGAAAATCCACGACCATGCCGTGCGCAAGCTCATCGGCCGCAAGGATGAGAAAGGCGCAGCGCGGATCTCGCTTGAACTGAAGAATCTCGAGACCGGCAAGCCACAGGAGGCTGCAGCATGACCCAGCTCTACGCACTCACCGGCCAGATGGCCGAACTGGCCGCCATGTGCGACACCGACGACGAAGGCCTGAAGCAGGCCATTCAGGACACCATGGCCGGCATTCAGGGCGAGTTTGAGGTGAAGGCCGACAACATCGTCATGCTGCGTCGGAACATTGAGGGCGATATCGGCGCCATCGACGCCGAAATCGACCGCCTGAGCGAGCTAAAGCGCATCAAGGCCAACAGCGTGACCGCGATCACCGACTACCTGCGGCGTAACATGGACGCAGCCAACATCAAGTCGATCAAGCGCCCGCTGTTCACCATCAGCCTCGTTGCCGGTAAGGAAAAGGTGATCGTCGACAACGAACAGGCGGTGCCGGACGACCTGACATCAGTGCAGACCAAGATCGCGCCGGACAAGAACGCCATCGCCGCAAAGCTCAAGGCCGATCGCGAGCACAACGAAGCCGTCCGCAAGCGTATGGCCGCCGGCGAAGACTGCGAACACGAACTGATACCTGAGCCAGCCTGGGCGCATTTGGAGCGCGGCGAGAGCTCAATCCGCATCAAGTGAGGTCAGCATGAACCCATCAATCGACTTGGAGGCCGCCAAAGCGGCCTTCTTCGCGTCTGGCGGCCAGCTGGTCGTGCTGGAGGGGTTTACCTACCGGCCGCTGCCTCCGCGCAAAGGCCCTGAAACGCAGCCAGTGCCGACCGCAAAGGTAGTTGCCAAGAAAGCCCCGCAATCGCCCCGCAAGGAAAAAATGAAAGCCCGCGCCGACCAGGTCGCCGAGATGGCCAAGACCATGACGTGCCAGCAGGTTCATGAGGCCACAGGCATTTCCAAGCAAGCTCTATTCCGGGCCTCGCGGGAAGGCAACTTCGTGTTTCGCCGCGCCGAGCGGAAGAAGTCGGCGAACAGCAAGCGGGATGCCCAGCGCCAGATCCAGCGGAACCTGAAGCGGATCAAGGAGCTGAAGGTGGTCCAGAAAATATGCGCCCTGCGCGATACCGGCCTGCACCGTGCCCAGGTGGCCGAGCAGCTCGACCTGAATTACGGAACGCTGGTGAAGATCATCGAGCGCAACAGCATCGACTTCCCGCGGGTACGCATCAGGAAATGAGAAAGCTCAACAACCTAGTCCGCCAGCGTAGGCGGCAAGACCAGTTCCACCTGCCGCCCAGCGGCCTACAGGAGCATCGAAATGCAGAAAGCACCCTCTGGAGTGGTAACCCTGCCGGCCTGGATGAATCGGCCGGTCAAGAAGCTGTACAACACCCGCAGCGGCGGGCAGTACCGGCCTGATGACGTGGCCCTGGCCTTCGCGCTGAGCCTGCGTGAGCACGACAGCGCCGACCACCTGCGCAGACTCGCCCGGCGCCTGGTCGACAAGGTTTGCCTGGGGCATCAGCCGAACATGAAGCGCCTGGCCCGCGAGCCGGACGACGCCAAGGTTTTCGACGCCGCGCTCAAGATCATCAACCGGGTATGCGACCTGCTCGACATCGGGCCGGGCGCCACTTTTGTGCGCAATGGAGGCGATGATGGCTCTGACGCAGCAGCAGCGTGACGAGAAGCGCAGGGCCAAGGCCGAACGCCTGCAGGAAGAAGACCTGCGCTTGAAGGTTCGCCCAGGGACTAAGCAGGCCCTGCTTGAGCTGATGGATTGGGCCGGGATCGAGGAACAGGCCGAGGCGATGACGCTGATGATTCATCACATCGAGGCGCTCGGGCATCACGCGCTTTTCAGGATCGCGCGCCACGAAATCGAAGCTCACCGGGATGTGGCGCGGACTGAGCCTCTGCGGCTGTCAGCCAGGAAGCGAACGGGACAGCACCTGCGAGCGATTTGCGGCTGGGCAGACGCCACCTACAGCCAGATGATCGAGGCGCTGATTCACGGCATTCATGCCCTGGGCCGGCTACACGCGGCGAAGTTTCTCACACCGCCGCGGCACGAAATCAGCATATCCCCCCGCCTGGCCCTGGCCTTCGACCGGAAAAGCCTGCTGATGATTCAGCAAGATCCTGGAGTTGAAATCATCCACCCAACCAACCTTTCTTGAATCTACTCCTGATTCTCTGGCTCAGGGTTGTCGATCTCTGCCTCAGTCAGTTCATCCGCATGTAGATCCCAAGCGGAAATCAACCAATGTGGCAGCTGATCGTGCCGCTTTACAGCGACACGCGAATTTCCGTAGGACATATGAGGCAAAAGCACTGTCCTGACAAGAAGGCTGTCCGGGTTAACCTGTACAGGTGCGATGAGGTCAGGTGCTGCAGTGATGTCCTCACGCGACTGCAGGTAAAGGGGTACCACGTACGTCATTCTGCCGAAATACCACTGCGGTAGATGGAGCCCTCGATTGATCGACCACTGGATGGCGCCTGAAATTGCGCACATCTGCGCAACCCTAGGCGTTTGAGCAAGCCACGGGAAGCGGCCAGCGTTATCGCCCAAGATGTGGTCGTGCATCATGACGATCTCAGCGCGCGCAGGCAGCTCAGGCTCCCGCGGAATATCTGGAGGAATCGGCAACTGAGGAGCTGAGATCTTAGATCCAGCCGCCACTAAGTAGAAAGGCTCGCGACCTGGATTTTTGTTTTTCGCAAAGGCGAGATACAGCGGGGTCCCATAGCGCGTCTGGAGGTGCCCAGCAGTGACATAGAACTGATTAGAGCTCTCCGTATACCTACCCTGCTCGATGCTCCATGCGACATGAACAGCCAGGTACTTTTTGAGCACGTGATTGTTTGCGCCCCACTTTTGAGAGAGCGCCTCGACTGCGAGGCTGTCGATCAGATCTTTCGGGATAAACGCAAACCTGTTGAATCGCTCAACCACCTTGTTCGTGTAGGGATCCCCGAGGTGCTGCATCAGCTCTTGCTGCTCGAACATCATCCATTCCTTGTTTTGCAAAGCGTTATCTGGCCGCCGCCCCTCGCGGTCGGAGTGCTATCAAACCCCAATTAACATGAAATTGCCACCATGCCGCATCCGGCCACGGAGGCCGGCGCATGCATGGAGAAAGCCATGGCGAAGTTCTACTACCAGATCAAGGGGCGCCGCCCGGCCACCAGCGTACATGGAGAGGCTGAATGGGCTTGGCCACCAGTGTTCAGCGGAATGGTTGAAGCGACCGACCGCAAAGCAGCGAAAGCCGTTGTCGAGGAGCAATACGAGCGCCAGTTCCCATCGCGCGTGCTTCGCAAGGACATGGACGCGCACGAATATCTACTGCACATCCAGCCGATCGACGAACACGACACCTACCTGCTGGGTCGCTTCGAAAACAGGCCATGCAAGGAGTGCGGCACCGTCTTCAAATTGATCGACAAATACAACGACCCGCACACCGAAACGAAAAGCCACGACTACTGCACTGAGGCGTGCCAGGCGGCGGCCAAGTTCCGCGACCTTTCGGAGCTCCGCCTGGCCAGCGAGGGTCGTTCGCCGCCGGTGATCTACCAAGTGCGCCAGAAGTCCAGCGACCGTGTTTACGTCGGCCAGACCACGCAGCCATTCACCCTGCGGTGGTGGCAGCACTTGAGCAACCCAACCAGCTGCAAGTTCCACGCAGCGCTCGGCGGCTCCGACATCACCGACTGGGAGTTCTCAGTGCTCGAGGTGATCGCCTACCCAGAGGGTTGCACCAATCGAGCGGC